TTCTTTCATATCCAAACTTTAGCATTTCATCGCTTGATATTCCCATCATCTCTCTTGCCACATTTAAGTCAACGTCGGAAAATGTTTTAATTTCAATAGTAGAAATAACTGCATTCTCCTTATTTTGTAAGTCTTTTGCAGCCATTTCGTTTCCTAACTGTCTAATTGATACACAGGGAAGAGACGTTGGTAAGCTATTTTTTAGGCTTGAGGTTATAAATATAGTTGGATATTTATTTTTTAATACTGCTTTTAATGCCGTAGTAACTTTATTCCATATATCTATCAAACTAACCACCTACCTAAATACAATTTTTGCGATATCATTGACTTTCATTTTTAAATCTCGGGCTGTCATATACATAAAAGGTTTTGATGGCTGACCATTAGACCAGTGCCATTCCCCATCTTTCATATAAAACCAACCCTTTTCACCATGTTTATTTATATCGTACTTCCACCCAATAACTGATGTTTTTGGATGTGGTGAAGAACTTCCAATAAAACCAAATCCAAACTCGATATATTTAGCATGTTCATTATCAGTATAAATAATCCATGTCGAACCTGTTTCCGAACTGCCTTGAAATTCAGTTTTAATGCTTTCAATTAATTCTCCTGAATAAATGGCATTATATTCAGCAATATTTGTTCTTGCTATATATAAGCCTTCTTCGGCAAGTAGTTCGGCAAATCTTTTAACTTTATAATTCAAGTCTCTTTTATAAGTCTTTACTTCCTTAATGGCTGCTTCAATTTCCTTAACGGATAGTCCAAAGCTAATTACCACTTACATCATCCCCTATTCTTAGATACTACCCTTAGAGCGTATGCAGTAGAGTTGATTGACTTAGCAACTTGAACAACAGAATAGTCAGCCATATTTTGTTTTAAGGTTTCGCCCTCTTCCAGTTCAGGTTCCGAGATAAAAATAAGACTATATTCGTTAATCTCTAACTCTTCACAAGTAATCATTGACTTTGTATAATCAAGTTCTTTTCCAAAGACATCATCTTGTGCGTTGCCTCTTGCTGCAGACAAGTAAGCATTGAAACTTACTGGGTCACTGTAAGAGGTTCCATATTGTCCTGTTTCATCTCCATTATCATCAAGTATAGGTTCTGAATCAGTATATAAGGAGTACCATAGCTTTGTTTCATTTATTTCTAGCGTTCTCATATTTTACACCTACTAAAATAATATCCTTGCCCACCACCATAGCGGATATTTACCCTGCGACATTTTTCAACATCACGCTCCGTCTAATAAGTTCTTTTAATCTAAAAAGCTTTTACGAGGGGAACTATGTCATTTATATAAGAATCTGGAATACCCGCAGACTCATATCCACGGCTTATCCCAGATTCACTATGAGAAGTTTCTCCCTCTGCACCTCTTTTGTTATATAGATAAGTATAAATTTCTTCAACATTATCTGAATACCTCTCAAGAGTAATTGCTTTTTCATCATCTGTATATCCAAAAGGATGTCTAGCCTTTAAAACCTTTTTTTCAGCTTGACTCAATAACAGAGATAGCAATACATCTTTTGTTGCATTTTCGGAAGCTAATCCAACCAATATACGATATTTATTTTCTAATGCCATCTCTGTTCACCTCTTTTTTATGCGGATTTAATGTTTGCAGTTCCTATAGTTACCATAGCTGCTGCTACCGCTAAGTAGTTGCTATTAACCTCAACAATAACAAGTTCTTTGCCATCTGCAACTCCAGTTAAGATATCCGCACCCTCGGTATAAACTGTCCAAGTTTGGAGATTCTGTTCGTAGTTAGGAAGAACTGCTGCACCAGATGCAAAGATTTTAATTTTATAACTATTACCTGAGCCTAGTGTTTCAGTTACGGTTGCTTTTGTTGAATCTGTAGCTGTTCCAGCTGCGAGAGCTACTGTCAATGCATCAAGGCTTCCGCCAGCGTCTTCGACTGTACCAGTTGCTAACAGATAAACTGAATCCATTCTTTCGTATGATGGAAGAACTGTTTCGGCTACGGTAGTAGTTGTCTGCATAGTTGTATCATATGAAGTCTGAACAGCTACCGCTACACCAGATGGTAATATTGTAATATCAACATCTTTAGCTTCTAACTGTGCGAGTTCTTCTGGTGTCATACCAAAAAATGTGCTTCCCAAAGTGCCTTCTGGAATAAATGCAACATATCCATCTGGAACAAAAGCAAGTGGAGCACCTGCTTCATCTTTGTACTTCTTTTTGTAAACAAGTAACTCAACTCCAGGAAACATTGTTGCAACTAGCTGTTTAGCAACTGTTGCGGTCATAAATACATTTGCGGTCAAGTTCTGTGCAAGAACAGCTTGCTTAACTTGTTCACATGCCATAAACAGATTTAGTTCTGCTTGTGACATTACAAGATATTTAATTGATTCTACTGCATTTTCAATTATTTTCTGAATATCTGTAAGTGGTTTAGCTGTAGTAGTGTTCGCCCACTGGTATACTCCACTTAGATCCGTTCTATTATTTGTATTCCATGAGCCATCTGGGTCATAGTCATAAGAATAAACAACACCATCTGATGAAAAATAAATCTTTGGTCCCCCTGATTCAGGAAATAATAGCTGCATTCTCATTCTTTCAGGTACAACATCTGCACCATCAACCAAAGTTTTAACATCATCATACATTCTTTTAACTACATCTTTAACAAATGGAGATGTGCAATCAGATAGTTTTGCAAGTTCAATTCTATCTCTTTCAGATACAACCATTGACTCTCTAAAGAAAGCCATTTCTCTTTCATTGATCTTAAACCCTTTACGAGTTCTGATTGTCGATTTAGCATCAAAATTGCTTGGTGCTAAAGATACTGGAAGACCACTTGCTGTTTTAATTTCTTTGATGTCAATTGATGCTTTCCTCTCGTTAGGGAAAAAAGCTTCTCCCAAAGGAGGGATTTCATTGCTTTTCTCATTTTTTTGATATACGGCAATTGCAGCCGAATCATAAACTTCGCTAATTTTTATCATTTTTATACCTCCCTCTTATTCAAAAACAATCATTGGAAGAACTGCTTTAGCTGCTGAAGCGATAGCTGTTCCATAATGGCTTGTAATTAGTGTGCTGTTTACGTAACCTTTTTTAATTAATGATGCTTGTGGTCTAGTGGAATCAACGTCATAAAGATTTATTCCAACACAATCACCATCATTTTGAATTGTTCCATCTGCTCCAATCGGAGCTCCTGCCTTACAAACACCGTTTGTAAATGCTGTTGAATCAAGAGTTTTCGGAATACATTCAACTCCTGGTCTTTTTAAAATATTAACTTCATCTGCTACTGTTGTTACAGTGCTTCCCATAGTTTGAATTGCCATAATTTTCTACCTCCTATACGTAGTTTTTAACTATTTCATTTGATTGCTTAGTTACTTCACTTTTTGAGTCTGAAATTTCCAAAGCTAGTTTTTCCGCTCCAGACTTTTCCTCGCCATCACTTCCACCTTTTCCATCAGGTGTTTTAGTTTTGTTCATTAATTCCTGCTCTTTTTGTGATGCCGCGCCTTCTTTTTGTTTAGCAATAGTTTCAACAAGTTTATTAGCAAGTGCTGTTGACCTTTCCAAATCGTCACTGATAATTCCATCAATAAAGGACTCGTAATCTTCGGTTTTTAAACCTCCACCAATTAGAAGTTTTTCAACTTCGACCTTAGTTGACTTCCTTGTAAAATCAAGTTTTGCATCTTCCGCTTCTTTTTGGATTTTTTCAGCCTGTTTCATTGCTTTTTCAACATCAGACAATCCCTGTGTCTTAAGTATTTCAAGTTCCTTTTCAAGATCTGCTACTTTATCAGCATCAGTCTTGTACTTTTCGGATTTCGCTCTTTCAGTATCAATTTCAGCCTTAACTGGATTAATAAGACCTGTAATCTGTTCGTCTGAAGGTTCTGAAATTCCTATTTCAATTAACAGTTTCTTTGCTTCTGCTCTTGTCATAACTATCCTTTCATTTAGCCCTCACTTTTTTACGATGGTTCGCTCCACATTGGCATTTCCTATTTCCGCATAGGTGCTAAATATAAAAAGAGCGAAGAAATCGCTCTTAATTAACTAATAAAATCTTTTGCCAGATAATGTTTCTCTGGGCGGTTCTTTTACAGATGTTATTTTTTGATTATCTTTGTTTCTTCTAACAATTGACTTGCATCGATTGCACTTTATTTCAAGATTTCCGTCTGTAACGCATAATAATTTATCACAACTGGGGCAATGGATTTGTATCATCATTATTATCGCCTCCTTGTGATTCTTCTTTGCTTTTTTCATCTTTTGTTTTATATTTTGCTTTTAAATAATCCTGACTAAGGATAAATACCTCTTCTGGATCACTAAATAAACTACATACTTTTATTGCAATTTTAGGTTCTAACCCTGCGGTTAATAAAGTTTGAAGAACTTGAGCTTTAACAACCATGTTGTCGGTTTTAGATCTTGTAACCTTAATTTCAATATCACCAAGCTCTAAAGATTCTAATTTCTTTTTAACTTTTAACATTCTTAATACTATTTTCAAAAAACGTCTTTCTGACTTTTTGAAAATAGGCTCTGAAAGTTCAGCTCTTTTTTCAGAAAAATCCCAACCATTTCGCAAATAAACTGCTTGTCCAGTATCTCCGCCAGTGTTTTGCTCACGGCTTGGCATACCTTCAACTATTAAAACATTATTATATAAATCGTCCTTAGCTGTTTGAGATTGTTGTTGATCTAGTTCGGCAGTCATTAAATCTACATCCGCCCTTACATTTTGACCACCAGTAACCTTCATCATCCCGATTTGGCACATTTCTCTGAACTTAGTTTCGTCAATATCACAATTTATAAATTTTACAATTGCTTGAATAAACTGTTCTATACCATTCATGCGGTCAGACTGCATTTTATTAATTGAGTCTAACAATGTAATTACAATTTCAATATCTGAAAGTCTTCTTTCGTTATTTGGATATTCCACAACTGGAATTTCAAAAAGACCATTAGTACCTGGTGTTTCAATAACTTTGCTGTTTTGAACTTTAAATGTTTGTGTCATGGTATAAATGAAATAATAAGTTAAGCCATTCGTATCTTTTCTAATCTGGCAAGAATACAAAGGTTCTTTTCCATTTGAAGACGAATAAACTACAAATGTATCCATTGGATTTTCTGAACAAATTCCAAATGGAGTTTCACCCAATGAAGAATTATAATCTTTATTATTCCAAATAAACCTATAACCGGTACCGCAAATACTTCTCCATCTGCCAATTTCAATATCAATACATCCTTTATCATCAGACTTCATGAAGCTATTCAAGGTTTTTATTGCGGTTGATTTTTTTTCATCACTGCCGTCTAAAACATATTGAATAGGTTCTCCAAAGTTTTCGGCTGTTTTATGCTCTACTATTTCGAAAGCATGATTTTCAACAATTTTATTATTGATTTCAGGTCTAATATGTTTATGTCTATATAAAATCGGCTGATCTCCTGAATAGTATCTGTCAAGATATAAAATCTCTTCTCTATTTTTCCAATGTATCGAAAGAGCCTTTGCTAATTCCTGAACTATGTTTTTTTCATCTATACTTTCAGCATTGCTATATATAACTTTTCTACCAAAGCCATTTCTACAAATATCTGTAAACGAAACTCTGTTTTTTTCAAACATATCTTTTGGCTCCTTTCGAGCATACAAAAAGACACCAACGATTGCTCGCTGATGCCTTGAGATACTTTTTACTAATATCATAATAACATT